GAGGGACTCATTCGACAGATTGATTGTCTTAGCATCTAAAAGGGAGTGACTGCTGAGGTGAAAGTCAGTAGGATATTCTCATTCCCTTTTGGTTCAGGATCTATTCTCTAGATTAATTACTTATTATATATATATAACTATTAATAATTAAGTCTTATCTTAAATAATTTAGTAAATTTGAAATATGAAATATGCTATCGAAAAAAAAGTAAATGGTGAGTTGATACCTCAAGAAGAATTTGCTACAAAAGAAGAAGCTATTGATAGATTTTATGAAATTATTTCACTTGGCCCTTGGTGTTATAATCCATCTTATTATGCTTGGATTTCATCACCATTCAATACTTGTGTATCATTAAGAGAAATGAAATTGATTGAACTATGATTATACTACCTGCTCAAATCGAATCAATCAAAAGTCGCAAGGACAAAACTACGGCCATTGTGATAGGCACTAATGAACTTACACCAGCTACTGCAGGTCAACTATTCAGCCTTCAAAATTCATTTGTCTATTGCGCGATAAAAGAGGAAGAATTCGCTACTAATGAAAGGGACATTCTTAATGACTTAAAAGCGGACTTTGAGATTGAGAGGAAGTCTAATGGTCAAAGGTTGAGAAACATCCTCTATAAGCTTTGGGAAGCGGATAAGGAAGGTTTCCTTACCTTTACCAAATACTATGACCATAAGATGGAGCAGTTAATAAACCACTTCAAAAGTAAATTGGAACTATAAATTATTGTCAGTTATGGCAGAAAGAGATGAAAATGGTAGATTGAAAAAAGGTCACGGTGGATTGAAACCGCAGGGTGCTAAATCTCAAAAGACTTTGCAATGGGAGGCACTTGGCGAATCAATCACGGGACAACAAGCGGAGCAATTCAATGACTTCCTCAATAAGCTTTGGGGTTCACGTAACGATGAAGATAAAATGATAGCGTCTGAGTTGTATCTCAAGACTTTGGAATACTTCAAACCAAAGCAGGCACGCAATACGATTGTAGGTGACGCTGATGCTCCAGTACAAATAATAATATCGGATAAGCTATGACACCACAAGAATACGCAAATCATTTAGTCCATAGCTTCAAACCTATGGTAAGGTCAAAGATGTCTGAAGATGAAGGTAGTGTCCACGCACGTGCGGTTAACTGCGCACTTCATCACATTAACATTCTTTTGACTTTGGATTCTTTCCATATTAGCGAAGGAGATGAGCAGGACTATTATGATTGGAATAGGTTAGTAAAATTAGAACTCCAAAAGTTATGAAGGTCATATACGAATTTACGGAGGAAGACAATGAGGAACTTCAAATGTTCCAACAGTCAAAAAAACTATGGGTGACTTTTTGGGAACTTGAGCAGGAGTTACGCAGTTGGGTAAAATACAATAGTCAAAATCTTTCATCAGATGAACTGGAAGGAGTGGATAAATTCCGTACACGATTTTACGAGATAATAAATGAGAATCAAATTAAATTAGATTAATGGAAAATCAAGAAGTTAACCCAACAACTCAATCAACTTACACCATTGCCATCTTATTTGGAATGTGGTTAAAGCAATCCCCACAACGCAAGCGACTTGCCAAAACTGAAATACAAGATTTATTCAAGGAATGGATGGAGTTGATCTTTAAACAAATGGGAGAAAATGAATAAGATAAAAGTATCACTTGACTATTCAACAATAACGGTAAAGCAGTATGTTGAATTCATTTCAAACGAAGGTAATGAGGTAGGTCAAGTGTCCGCTATTCTCGGACAATCAAAAGACTTTGTCAGGCAGTTAGCACCAGACCAATTGCAAAATGCAATAAATGCATTTAAGTCAGTCATTGAGCAGCCACAAGCTAACAAACAAAACAGATGGAAGGACTACGGATTTGTTCCAGACATTAACGCAATCTCATTTGGTGAATGGCTTGACTTGGATAGCAACTGCAAAGACTTCCCCAAGAATCTAAATAAGATTCTCTCGATTCTTTATAGACCAATCTCAAATCAGTTAGGCAATAAGTACACCATTGAGCCGTACACTTCAGCACACCTAAAAAATGCTGATGACTTTAACGAGATGCCTTTATCAATTGCAAACGGAGCGTTGGTTTTTTTTTCGACTATCGAAAGAGAATTGGTGAACACTTCGCTTCAGTTTTTGGATTCGAAAATAATGACGAATCTGAAGATGGCGATGGAGATGATGGAGGAGGCGTTGCAACCTCAGAATTGAGTTCAAAGTACGGATGGTTTCACGTCATAGAGGAGTTAGCTGATAGGGATATTACTAAATTCGATGCCATCACTAACACGCAAGCCTCAACTATCTTTGCACACTTGAGTTATCGCATTGATTATTTTAATTTTCAGAAACAATTGCTGACTAAAAAGAACCACTAAAGCTACTTAACTATATGAGCGATTCATCTCTTTACACATACAACGTTGTCATTGGCAAGTTCGAGCAATTTGCGAATAGTCACGCATTGATACGTAGGTTCACGCACGGCCAAATATCTCAAGCTGATTTAGAAAAGGAGGGCGAATGGCCTTGGATGCACGTTACACCAACATCATTTTCATTTGATGCAGGATCATTAACCTATTCGTGGGATGTCTATTTTTCCGACATACCACGTGACAAAGAACAAAAGACTGAATATCAACGCCAATCAATGAGTGAGTGTATTCAATTGGCAGGGGACTTTGTTAATATGTTGGAAAATGGAACAATATTCGATGAGAGCGTGGTTTTAGGTAAACCAATTAGCGCACAACCATTCATTGAGGAATTCTCCCACGTATTAACTGGAGTTCAATTGTCAATTGATATCACAGTTGATTATTTGTGGAACGCTTGTGAGATTCCTTATGGTAAGCAGACTATCAACGTTTACACTGATTATATCAATTATGATCGTGAATTCAATAGCATATCGTTTCTTTGTGGTGAAGATGAGGTGCAAGTGGCGTATGGTCAAGATCAAGACACATTCACTGCATTCATCAATATGCTGAATACCGAAGAAAACTTTTTAGCATTTGGAACTTATTACGACAATGGAGATGACCGCATCCGTTGTGAGATGCCTATCACTATTTATAATGAATTGTGTAGCGGCACATTAACAATGACAATCTTCAGAGACTGATGAAGAAGCTACAATGGACAACCAATAACCCATCAGCGACAACCGATTATTTGGCAGCTGATAACACGTGGAAAACAATACCTGGAGGCGGTAGTGGTATTCCAAAGGGAACAACTTCAGGCACTGATACTTACACGACAACAATAGGCGGTGTGACTGCCTATAACGATGGTGATGCCTATTTGATTCGATTCTCCATTGGCAATACAACGGGTGCGACTTTGAACATCAATTCACTTGGTGCAAAAGATTTGTATAGAAACAATAACGGCTTATTGATAGGTGGTGACATCATTGATGGTGCTGAAATGTTCTGCATTTACAACACGGGAATGAATGGGTTTCAAGTTATTGGTACTGCACCAAACACATTGCTTGCATACGTGACCAATGTCAATGGATCAACAATAACAAGAGGACAACCAGTATACGCATTTGGTGGTCAAGGTGACAGATTGACTGTGAAGCTTGCATCTAACTCAACAGATGCGACATCAGCGCAAACAGTTGGAATTGTATTAAGTTCGTCAATTGCTGCAAATCAAAAAGGACTTATTATTGTTAATGGGCAATTGGATGGGTTAAACATCTTCCCTACTTCAACTTGGGCGGATGGAGATGCAGTTTATCTTGGAGCAACTGCAGGAACGGTAACCAAAACAAAACCATCAGCACCTAACCATCTTGTATATCTTGGATTCGTTACAACGGCCAACAATGGCAGCGCAGGTCGTATGTATGTGAGGGTGCAGAATGGTTATGAGATGGATGAGATACACGATGTTAAAATCACATCTCTTGCAAATGATGACATCTTAAAATACAACTCATCAACTTCGCTATGGGAAAATAGCAACGTGCTATCTACCAAACAAGATACTATCACTGGAGCTGCAACAACAATCACAACTTCAAATTTGACTGCATCACGTGCGTTGATTTCTGATGGTAGTGGTAAGGTTGCAACCAATGCAGTAACATCAACTGAATTGGGTTATTTGAGTGGTGTTACTTCTTCAATTCAAACGCAATTAAATGCGAAATTATCAGTAGCGCAATCAATATTATCAGGCAATTTATTGGGTACTGTAGTTGCCGCAGGAGTAACAACTTATGGTTGTTTTTTTATCGGCGCTCCAGTAGCATTTGTATCTGAATTCCAAAGAAGAAACTTGATGCCCATTGCAGGGACTTTGAAGAACTTTTACGTGAATAATGGTAACCAACCCGCAACTGGCAGTTTGGTGTACACTATCAGAAAAAGTGGGGTTGATTCAGCATTTGTAATAACAGTTGCAGCAGGATCATTGAGCGGTGTCTTTTCAAATACAACAACAACTCTTTCAGTTGTAGCAGGTGATTTTATTGGAATTAAAATAACAAACAACGCGAGTACTGGAAGCGGTGCTATAATTGGGGTTTCAATTGTTTTGGAAATATGAGGTACACAATAACAACACAAGGTGACGTTCAGATATTGGAAGTCTTAAATCACAACATCTTTTTTGGTTGGGATATGTCAGATGACTACATTGATTTCAGAAATGCGTTAGGGATGAAAGGTATTGAAGTCTTTGTTGACCTACTTATAGCAGATAGTAATACGGCATTTTTAAAATTCATCAATGGCATCTAATCCACTCACACAATTAATGAATGAGTTTGGTCAAGAGGTTGTCGAAAAGGCAATGCTAAATCTTGGCGTTTATCGAACTGTGAATGGAAAGAAAAGGAGAGCAGTTGCATCTGATACGTTACGCAAGTCGTTAGCATTTCGTTACGACAATAGATATAAGCGCATTGATTTTTTTGCGAAGGGCAAAGCAGCGGATTATGCCTACTATGTAGAGGAAGGAAGGAAGCCAGGTCGCAGACCTCCAACGGATGCAATCTTGCAATGGATGAAAATTAAAAAGATTTCACCACGCAATGAGAATGGCTCATTTAAAAAGTTCAAAACACCAAAGGCGAGAGAAAACGCAATGGAGGCAATTGCATACAATATCAGTATGTCAATTGGTAGAAGGGGAATCAAACCCCTATTTTACTATCGGGATGCAGTCAATGAAACGTTGGTTGATTTTAATGACAAATTTATGGCAGCATTAAAGAGTGAAATTACAATAGCAATTGAGGAGAATTTATCAGGTACAATTAAAGTATAAATAATGGCATATAACACGGCAATAAAGGGACTTTCAGCGCAAGGAGTTGACGCATTTACTGGAATGTGTTTTAGCAACAATGATGTTTCATTTACAATGACATCAGATCAATTTGCTAATCCAGGTTTCAAATATATAGTGGAACTTACCGACAATTTAACGAGTAAGATTTACACTTTTTACATAGCACCTAATGCGGTGGGTAGTGGTGTCTTTAACGCAAAGACCATCTTCAATCAATTGGTCAGAACTGATGTGACATTGCCTGATTCAGACGATGTGATAATTCAGATTACTGATGCATTTGTAATCAATGATAATTTAGTAAACAACTTCACCATTGAATTGTACGAAGGCTATGATGTGGCAGGTGTGTTTACTGAAGACCCATCTGTTTTAGTTGCATATAATTTAATGTGCGTGTACGGAAAGGGCAAGAGCAATTACTTGGTAATGGGTACAAACGACACTAAACCAATTGCTTTATCTCAATGCTACGATAACACCATTGGATTCAATGCTGAAACGGTTGCAACTCGCATAAACTTACCCGATTTTTTAGTTGGGGAGGTCATCAATTGGCAACGCATATCAAGGTCAAATGTATTGGGTGCGCAAGATAGCGCATTTAAAATTTTGAGTTGGATTGCTGATGATGGCACGTACATAAATCAAAATTATCCGTATGCCACAATAACTAAATTTCTTTATGTATTTTATGAAGATACCTTTGATTCAATCACTCAAATAGAAATACCAATGGAATTCTTGGAAGGTGGTTTGATTCATATTCCTGCTGGTCTTAAAAATTTAGTGCAAGGAGAATATTTGACGCAATTAGAAGCCAATCGAACTGCATTTTACACAGTTGTTGGAATGAGTGAGGAAGCTGAAGTAACTGCCAAATACGGATTTTATGTTGATGAAGATTGCAAGTACAATCCAGTTCACGTGTATTGGCTTAATCAGATGGGTGGTTGGGATAGTTACTCTTTTATCAAGAAAAACGAAAGGTCAATTGATGTTGAAAAGAAAAGGTATAAGACTTATCTCGGTAACTATAATACGGCCAATGTTGAAACACCATTTGACACTAAAAACTATTCAAGGTCAATTAACGAAAGAGAGCCAATCGTTAAGACATTTATTAACTTAACAAGTGATTGGATAACGGAATCTGAATTCAAATGGATGAAAGATTTATTCTATTCAAAATCAGTGTGGATGGTGGATGACAACGTAGATGGATACAACATCTTGCCAGTTGTTGTGGAGGACACTAACTATTTGATGAAGCGTGAGCGCAATTTTAAAAAGTACAATCAGACATTGCGTCTACAATTGGCTAATGAATATGACACTATAAACGTTGCTTTATCTGAATTCCCATTACCTAACCCTGATCCTTGCACATTAGTTCCAACAGTTGATGCAGTTGCGGTAAGTAAGTTAACCGATATTTCACCCACTCCAGGTGCGTTTCCAGTTGTTTTTCAGGCAGCTCAATGGGGAATAAATGCAGGTGCTAAATACTATGGAAAATTTTACAATCTTAACCATTTGGTTGATGATCCTGATGGTTTGATAACGGGACAAACGTATAGAGTAGAAGTAACATTTAGCGCGCCAATGACAGGGTTGATAAGCTTCTCCTTTGGTAGGTATGCAACTGCAGCTTCATATAATGGATGGGATTGGTTGATAGATGGCAGCGTTACGACAATGCAATTCGCTAACCTTGTGTGGAATCCTTACAACTTGACAACTGGTCTTGGTGTTTATGCTATAATGGCAAAACAAGGATTAACATTCCCAGGATACAATGGAACAATAACTATAAATGTCTACTCGGGTAGCGGTTGCTAAAATATGGAAACAGCATTAATTTTATACACGCAGGATAATCAAGTACCCGTACTTGTTGACCTTTATGAGAATGAAAATATCTCTTTGAATTGGTCATTCAATGACATCAAAGACCTTGCGCCACGTGGTAATTATTCACGTACTTTTCGGATTCCATTTACGCAAACGAATGCAAGTATATTTGGATTCATTCAAGAGAACACAATTCAGTTCAGTAACTTTAATCCGAAGCGTAAAATCAACGCATCAATAACTGTTGACACTATACCAATCATTGAGGGATATGTGCAATTTAAAGCATCATACACGAGCAATGGTGAGGTGTCTGATTTGGAGATAGTGTTCTTTGGTAACACGGTGAATTTCTTCAAAACAATTGGAGATGCTGATTTCAAAAATTACATAGCATCTGAACTTCAAACGGATTATGATTTCATAGTTTCTTATGTTACAACTTCCGCAATTAATTCAAGTGGTAATGTTTATCTTGGATTAACGGACAAGGGTGATAATTGGGTAATGAATGTGAGTGATCAAGGCACTCGAAATATTTTAAGCAATGATTTTAATATTGTGCCAAAAGTTGGTGAACTCACACCATTTGTAAGGTCGAGATACATCTTTGATAAAATCTTTGCATTAAGCGGATTTGAACTTAACGAAAGCGAAAGCACAACACTTCTTGAGCAATTAGATAAAATGTGGATTCCTTGGATTGGTGAAAGTGATATTATAGCACAACAAGGAAACCCAGATACTGCACGTTTTAAGTTAACAAATAGCAGTCCAATAATTCTTGACACTAATGATTTTTCATTTTTTAATTTTACCGTTGGTGGAGGTTGCTTTGTTTCAACATTACCAACTTTAAACATTGACATTGATTCAGGTTCAAATGTCGGAGCGAATAATACTTATACAGCTCCTTTTAGTGGTAGTTATGTTGTTGCAGGTAATATGACTATTCAAACAGATTTACCGATAAGAGGTATTAATATGGGATTTTTATTAAGTAATGGTGTGTTGAATTACTTAATGATTAATGGTGCGTATATTAGTTTGGAGGTATGGGATGATGCTACTCAAGATTTCATATATAATACAAACACAGATGTAACATTATCAACTGGAACATCTTCTGCTTTTGTTGAAGAAGGATTTACAATACAACCAATTGTTTATATTTTTTCAGATGACTATCAACACGCATTAAATCTCAATCCATTAGTCACATTTACAATATCATCTTTTGAGGTTGGAACGTTGGACATATCAAAGCCATTGTTTGGAAATACAATTGATTGGTCTGCCAATGCGCCAGTTATGAAATGTAGTGAATTCATTTCATCGTTATTTAAGATGTTTAATTTGGTGGTTATTCCCGATGATGTGAACCCAAAGCTTTTGACTTTAAAGCCAATAATGGAATATCTATCTCAAGGAATTTCAAAAGATTGGTCTAATAAATTGGATATCTCAAAGGACATCATACTTACATCAACCGCTGATTACCAAGCAAATGAAAACTTGTGGACGTATAAGGCAATGAATGACTACTATAATCAATTATATAACTCTCAAGGTGGACGTGTATATGGTAGGTTGTTGTTGATTGATCCTGAAAATGACTTTGCAACCAAAGAGCAAAAAACTGAAATAATGTTTGGTGCTACTCCATTAAATAGCATCAAAGGTAGTGACTATCCAATACCAAAATTTCAGTCAGCAAATGGACAATTTGCAGCACCTGGGCCACGCATATTGTATCGCACTGAAAATACCATCACCTTCAACATTTACAATGATGACTTTGGTAATGTGTTACCATATACAATTGATTTATTTAGCCATTACACAACTGCCATTCCAACTATTGCAGATGAAGATTTGAATTTTGGGCAGGAAACACCTTTGCACTACGTAGACACAACACCTTACAAAACACTTTACCAACGATATTGGAATGATTACATAGCTGACATTTACGCACCAGATGCAAGAATCATTGAGGCTTTCTTTGCGTTAGACTTTGCGGATATTTATCAATTCAAATTCAATGATAAAATATTTATCAAAGATGCATATTATCGCATTTTAGATATTAGCGATTACGTGGTGGGTATGCAAGATAGCGTTAAGGTGAAACTCATCAAGATGGTGAGTGCAACTCCTGATTGTTTGCTTTCTCCAAAGCCAGTGATTGGAATTGATGGAAACATAATTTGGGAAGATTCTGAAGGTGAAACACAACCTGCAACTGAAACGTGCTGCAATAATTACGGATACTATTGGGTGGGTTCAGAATGCTATCCAACACCAAGAGATTCAAAAGGAAGGGGTGGAAGAACTAAAATGTTTTCAGATGTGACAACAACTCTTTCAAATGTTGAAACAAGTCCAGTTAATAAATCAGCATACATAGCTGATAATGCAGTTGTTAAAGAAAGTAATGAAAGAATTTTTGTAAACGGTAATAATATTTTTGTTGGCGGTTCAAATAGTGGAAGTATTGTTAGTGGATCAAGTAATATAGTTGTTTCAGATTTGGGAAGCGTTATGGTGCTTGGAACATCTGCAAAAGCAATTAATCAAGGTGTGACATTTGGAAGCGGTGGTAATTACGCAGGTGAGTATCAAAGTGGTATCATTCAAGTTAGTGGTAGTGGTGATTGGACAAATGCAACAACACCAATTACACTCACAAATGATAGAAATCTTTATATAACAGTACCCGAAGAGTCACTATGGTACATCAAAATTATGATTGTAGCTGCTCACGCTGATGCCATTACTGGAATTGATGTAAACATAACATCTGAATTCAACGTGCATTTAGCCGAAAGCGGTGGGTTGTCAATTAAAAATATAACGCAAGTTGATAGCAACGTACATAGCACAACGGGTGACGTTGAACTTGATTTGGATTTGGTAGGTTCAACATTTGCACCAATGGTCTATCTCAAGAATTCATCTTATCCATTAACCGACATCAACATTGCAGCCCAAATAATATACACACAATATCACTATGAATAATCCACAGCAGACATTTAAGAACATTTGCGAGATGCAAAAGATGGGCATCAAGTCAGATGCTAAAAGCTACCAAAATAAATTACCAAAATGGCTAACTGGTTGTATCAATATGGCAATAGTTGCTACTTTACTTTGGGGTACTTATCAAATAATTAAAATGATATTCTGATGGCAGATAATAAAGTAGTTTTAGAATTCGAGATTAAAGGTAACGGAGAGCAAAAGGCGCAATCGGTAAGGGCGCAGATGAAGGCACTCCGTGACGAGTTGTTAAGATTAGATGAGGGGACTGCAGAGTTCGAAAAGGTGCAAAGAAAGCTTGGGGATTTAACTGATAAAGTAGGTGACTTATCCAAAGGCGTTAACACATTAGCAGGTGACCCATTGGAGAGGTTGAACAACTCTTTCTCAATGATTGGCTCATCTATACTTTCACTTGATTTTGGAGCAGCGCAACAAGGGTTGCAAGGGGTATCAAGTGCGGTAAAAGACTTTAAGTTTGGTGACTTAACAAAAGCTGCAAAAGGCTTCGGTTCAACGATGTTGGACTTGGGAAAATCTTTACTACTTAACCCAATCTTTTTGTTGGGTGGAATCATTGCAGCCATTGTAATGAATTTTGACAAGTTAGTTGAGGCAGGTGGTTTGGTTGGGAGAATGTTCGGATTTATCAAAGAAACTATTGATGCGGTTACGGGTGGATTGGTGGACTTTTTGGATTACATCGGACTAACTGATAGTAAAGCTGCTGAACGTGCTGAAAATCAAAAGAAGTTAGATAAAGAAAATGAAGATAGAAGAAAGAAGCAGGAAGAACAAGCGTTAAAAGATGCTGAACATTTACACCAAGAGAAAGAAAGATTAGCCAAAGAAGCGGCAGCGAAAGAGGCAGCACGTATTCAAAAGATTAAAGATGACCAAAAGTCATTGACTGATTTTCTATTAGGTGAAAATGAAAAGAGGTATCAAAATCTTTTGAGTGGTAGAGAAAAAGAATTGCGTCAATTGCAATTGGAATATGAAGCAAAGAAAAAACTTGCACACGGTAACACAGAACTTTTAGTACAATTAGACAATGAGTATAATGCGCAAAGGTTAGGCATTGAGTCAAAGTATTTCACGGCATCAAAAGAAATCAAAGCGGCAGGCGTTGCAGAAGATACCAAAATAAAATCTGATGGGTTAAGGTCTACTATTCAATTTGCAACTGATGAAGAACTTGTGCAATATGAAAGCGCAGAAACTCAAAAAGAAATTGAAAGTAGTTTATACCAACATCGTTATATGTTGGCGCAAGCCTCATTAGGTGCATTAGGTAGTTTAGCTGATGCGTTAACTGCCAATGGTGTGCTAAATGCTAAACAATCTTTCAAGGTCAATAAAGCTTTACAATTAACACAAGCGAGTATTGGTGCGGTTCAAGCGGTGCAAGTTGCATTAGCTGACCCTACCTTAGTTGGTGGTGCAAGATATATAGCGGCCGCAGCCGCAGGTGTTGCAGGTGCTGCGAATGTCGCAAAGATTGCAGCAATGAAATTTAATCCAGGTGCTGCATCAAGTCCATCGGGCGGTGGTGGTTCAATGGGTGCATTGGGTGGTGGTGGTGGAGGTTCAACATCTGCTCCTGCCCTTGATTTGTCTTTTTTAAATAGTCAACAAACCAAAGCGCAACCGATCCAAAGTTACGTTTTAGCTACTAATGTAACATCGGCACAAGATGCACAACAAAAGATATTAGACCAATCAAAATTAATTAAATAAATATGAAAGAAGAAGAAGTAAAAGTCATCGAATACACCATTGATGACAGCGGATATTTAGGAGTTCACGCAATGTCATTAGTTGAGAATCCTGCAATTGAAGTAGACTTTGTGGCATTGTCCAAAACACGCAAGGTGCAACAAGCAGCCATTGAGGAAGGTGAAAGAAAAATGGTGTATGGTGCGGTGATGATTCCCGAACAATTAATTTATAGAGTTGATTCGATGCAACGTGAATACTATTGCAAATATTCCAAAGAAACCATCAATAAGATAGCGCAGGAATATCTAAAAAGGAATATGCATCACAACTCTAATTTGGAACACGAAATTCCAGTTGTTGGTTGTACGGTTGTGGAGTCTTGGATAGTGGAAGGTCAGCACGACAAGAGTCAAAACTTTGGGTTTTCTTTCCCTGAAGGTACGTGGTGCATCGGTATGAAGATAGATAATGACGAGGTGTGGGCATCAATTAAGCAGGGTGACGTTAAAGGCTTTTCATTGGAGGGATTCTTTACTGAGATATCAGATGAGTATATGACACAGCAGGAGATTGAAAAGATAATGAAAGAACTCGAAAACGAGTTAAGCGGATTGTAATTTAATACACATCCATTGCCTCTCAACGATGCACACTTTGGATGTTTATCATTACACCTTGTGCAGGTGTTTTATTTACCCGACAAAAAAGGCCTTCCACGTTTGGAGGGCCTTTCTTGTGAAACCGAAACAACTAAACAAACTAAAAAAACACATTACAACGGGAACAAAATTAGGTGTTTTGCTACTTAAGTAAAGAAAAAGTAAAACATAGATATGAACAAAGTAAGTGAAATCGTTTCCAAATACGCTGATAGATTGAAGGCCTTTGGTATTCAGTTGTCCGCAGAAGGGGAAATCACAAAAGAAGCTCAAATGGCGATGGCTGTTTTGGCTGATGGCACGGAGGTATATTCTCCCGATGCTGAATTCAAAGTTGGTAGTGAACTTTTCATTATGGATGGGGATGGTAATCCAGTTCCTGCACCCGATGGAGAACACACAACTGCCGAAGGAAAAGTAATCGTGGTTGCAGGTGGTGTAATCACCGAGATCAAAGAGCCAATGGAAGAAGAGCCAAAGGTAGAAATCGAAATCGAAGAAGAAAAGCAAGCTGCTTTTGAAGGTGTAAGCAAAGAAGAATTTGAAAACACAATCAATTCATTGGTTGAAGCATTCGAAGCTAAAATTGCTGCTCTAAATGCAGAGAAAGAAACTCTTTCTTCTACTATCGAAAAGATGTCAAAGCAACCCGCAGTTGATAGCGTTAAGAAATCAACAACAGTTGCTAAAAGTGAGCCTATCAATTTGGCTAAAATGGATTCTAAAAACAGAATCTACTCAATCATAAACAAGTACAAATAATAAATAAAAAAAAGAAAAAATGGCTGATAGCTTAACTATTAACAGTTCAACCTACGCAGGTGAATTAGCGTTGCCTTACATCAACGCAGCAATGTTGTCTGGAGACACTCTTGCTAAAAACTATGTAACTCTTAAAGAAGGTGTGAAGTTCAAGGCAGTTTTGAAAAGATTGTCAAACGCTGCATCTTTGCTTCAAAGCGGTACTACTTGTGACTTTACACAAGCAGGTTCTTTGAATTTAGATGAGTCAGTTTTGACTGTATCTGATTTGAAAGTTAACTTGGAATTGTGCAAGTCTGATTTCGCTCGTGATTGGGAAGCTGCTCAAACAGGACGTGGATTCATCAATGATGTAGTTCCTTCTAACTTCGCTGACTTTTTGATTGGTTATGCTGCTGGAAAAGTTGCTGAAACAATCGAGTACACAATTTGGCAAGGTAACACTGCAGGTACTTATTCTTCATTTGATGGATTTGAAAAGAAGTTAATTGCAACTTTGACTGGTGGTGCTGATATCACTTGGACTGGTGCAGGTTTAACTCCTCTTTCTGCAACCAACATTATCGCAAACTTGAACACTTTGATTAACGCTTTGCCTGCTACTTTGATTGGTTCACCCGATACCAAGTTGTATATGAATCGTGCATCTGCACAATTCTATCGTCAAGCGGTTGCGGCACAAGGTTACTTGCAAATGTTCTCTGCTGCTGCTGATTTCAACTTGCAATTCAACGGATACGATATCTATGTATGTCCAGGTATCAGCGCAGGAACAATCATTGCTGCTCAACCTCAAAACTTATTTGTAGGTGTTGACGCAAGTTCTGACTACGCTGAAGTTAAGGTTGTTGATATGTCAATGACTGATGCATCTGACAACGTGCGTATGGCTATGAGATTCCGTACTGGAGTTGAAGTAGGTGTTTATGCTGACTGCGTAATCGGTCACAACTAATTAACCACAAGTAATTGGGAAGGTGGTTAATTCTGCCTTCCCTTTATTTTAACTAATAAAAAATATAATAATATGGCTTGTGAATTAACCGCAGGATTCCTTTTAGATTGTAAAGATACAATCGGTGGAATCAAAGCAATCTACTTGCAGCAACACGAAGATTTTTTGACTGGTGTAACTGCTGATGGTGGCACTGAAGAAATTGATGCGTTGCCTACTGCATCCATCTACAAATACATTTGCCCAAAGCACACTGGTAGCTTCACCGAGGAGGTAGCTTCAAGCGTTGAGAACGGTACGATTTTTTATACACAAACGGTAACTGCAACTTTCTTCAAATTGTCTGCTCCACGCAGAAAGCAATTGGAGTTACTTGGCAAAAATCGTTTGGTTGTTTTTGTACAAGATAACAACGACAACATTTGGATGGTAGGTAGAATGGATGGCGCAGAAGTTACTGCTGCATCAACTGCTACTGGAGTTGCCAAAGGTGACCTTAATGGTTATACAATTACGCTGACTGCTGAAGAAGCTCATAAGGCTTATCGTTTGGTATCATTTACGGATACTCCTTTCGATAACTTTGATGACATCACAGTTGTTGCACCTACTATTTAATTATCTTTGTAAGTAAATGAATTACTTGCAAACCAATACTGCATCGCAAACCCTCCTTCTCTCTTTAGAGGAGGGGGTTTTGCTTTTACCTTCGTTTACGGATTACTTGTTAGTTATTCAAAACGAAACAACATTAGAAATATTTGCGGTTATTCCAATGCTAATAAGCACCAATGAGAGAATCACAACGTTGTCAATTAGTACAAATGCAGATGATGCGATTAATGGCAGTATTCTCATCACTGATGGAGGCCGTTACAACTACGTTATATACGGTCAAAATTCGGTTGGCAACCTTGACCCTACTGATCCTGATGTGGTTGGAGAAATTAAGCGTGGCTATATTGAATTCAATACGCTAACCCAATACTTTGACCAACCATCACTAACCATCCCTAATGACATTGAATATAATGGCTAATCTAATAGACGAAATAAAACAAAGAGTAGGTGCTACTCAAATAGAGATGGCGAAATACGTCAAGATTGCGCCGATTGAAATCGAGGATAGAAAAGGATGGGTGAGTTATGGAGAGGCAAATGCCTTTCCTCAATATCTAATTGAATTATATAACGAGTCACCCATTCACGGTGCGCTCGTTAACTCGATATCTTATATGATTGCAGGGCGTGAAATGACTGCATCAACAACGCAAGCGGTTAATGAAATCAAAAGGTTGTCAATTGACAAGATTGTCAACGCTACTGCATTAGATTTGAAGCTACACGGTGGGTTTTATTGGGAGGTAATATGGTCAATGGATAGAAGTACCATTGCACAAGTTAATCACTTGCCTTTTGAAAATTGCCGTTTGGCTTGTAGTGATGAAGATGATTCCATCACTGGAGTGTGGTATAGCCGTGATTGGAGTGATATGCGGAAAAAGAAAAACGTTCCGAACTACATTCCGATGTTTAACGAAGAACATAAAGACGCATTGCCAAAGCAGGTTCTTTTCGTTCACCATATGATGGTAGGTAGTGAATACTATCCGAAACCTGATTACGTTGGTGCTATAAATGAGATTGAAAAGATGAGGCAGTTGAGTGAGTATCAAGTGAACTTGATTCTTAACGGATTCTTCCCTTCATTGATTGCGTCATTTAACAATGGCATCCCTTCTTTAGAGGAACAACATATGATAAAGAATCAGCTGACTGCATCTATCCAAGGTGCTGAGAACGCTGGTAAGGTCTTAACGTTTTTCAATGAGGAAAGAGATAGAGGTGTGGACTTCACTCCGTTTCCAGTCTCCGATATGGATAAGCAATTCACCACGTTGGTAGACCAAGCGGTTGAAAGCATTTTAGTTAGCCATCGTGTAACGTCACCTTTGTTATTTGGTGTAAGAGATGGCGGTGGATTAGGTAGTAATACCGATGAAATGAAAACTGCTTTACGCATTTTTTCAAGACAAGTAATTGATCCGTTCCAAAGACTTATCACAGATGCAGCCGAAACACTATTAGCATCATTTGGAGTCATTGCAAATTGTACCATAGTGCAAAATGATTTGCTTACTGATGAGGTAGTAACTGATGCAGGAACAACTACTACAAGCGTTGACGTTGCAAGTCAAGCGTTGAATGGCGCACAAATTGCATCACTCCTTGAAATCATTGTACAAACCACTGCAGGGGTGTTAACTATACCATCTGCAAAGGCAATTACAAAGGCAGCATTTCCGATGTTGGGAGATGTTGAAATAAACAACATTTTCGACAACCTATCCAACGTAGTTATTGACCCTACACAAGTAGTCCAAAAAAAAAAAGTAGTTGCGGATGAGGAGTTAGATGCAATAGCAGAAGAACTTATCCAACTTGGCGAAGATGCCAATGAAGATTGGATTTTGATAGATGAATACGATGTTGATTACGATGAAGATGATAGCGAAAATGAAGCTATCTCACACATCTTTGATGCAGTCGAAATTCATCAAGTAAGCACTGGAACGGCAAAGCCAAATGCCACAAGTGAGCAAGACCAAACTATTGATGAGCGCAAGTATTACACACGCTATCGTTATAGCGGAAAGTTAACCGATGTATCAAGACCTTTTTGTACTAAAATGCTACAAGCTGACAAGCTATATCGCAAAGAAGATATCTTGGCAATGGGCAGTAAGGCAGTTAATCCAGGATGGGGACCCAATGGGGCTGATACGTATAGTTGCTGGTTGTACAAAGGCGGGGGCAACTGTGGACATTTTTGGTCCAAGCAATTATATATAAGTGCAAAAGGATTTGGATTGGATTTGAATAGTCCAAATGTACGCACGCAAGCTTGGGCAAAAGCTGAAAAGGCAGGGTATAAAGTTCGCAATAACTATTTAGTAGAACGCAAACCAATTGATATGCCATACAACGGATTTCTTCCAACAAATCCAAGATTCGGAAACAAATAAAATTTAAGAAAATGCCAATACCACAAGAGATATTATTAATCAACGAAGATTATATAAAGAAGTTCACTCCTTTAACTGATGCAGTTGATCCCAATCTTATTCGTCCTGCAATTTATTTGGCGCAGGATAAATATTTGACCAATTTTTTGGGTACAAATTTGACCGTTAAATTGAAAGCTGATGTTAGTGGTGGAACGTTGACTGGAGATTACGAATTGCTATTGAACGAATACGTGTTGAAAGTTGTGTTATGGTGGACAATGGTAGAACTTTACCCATCTCTTTTGTACAAACACGACAATGGTAACTTGGTAAGCAGACAAAGTGAGGACACAACTCCAGTCACAAAACCCGAAATGGAATCATTGAAGGAAGCTGCAAGGCAAAACGCACGTTGGTATACTAAACGAATGGTTGATTATTTGTGTTACAATTCTACTTTGTTCCCCGAATACACCAACAATACCGACAACAACATTTTCCCTGACAGAAACCCATACGGAAAGAGTAACTTTTTAATTACAAATTCATATAAAGAATGGCGCAACAAGTGGTCAATAAAAGACTTTCTCCCTCCATCGTATTAAAGCGAAAAGAATACGAAAAGTTATTGAAACAATACTTAAAAAAGCAGGAGAAAAGATGAAAGTAAAGTTGTGGTTGTTGGGTATTGCAACGGTATTTTTACCCATCAAAGAACTGATGATTACCATCGGATTTTTGGTGGCTATGGATATGATTGTAGGGGTGTGGAAGGCAATCAAATTAGGTCAGCGAATTAGGTCACGCAGGATGAGTGATACCATCACCAAATTGATGTTGTATCAAATAGCAATCGTAAGCGGATTCTTGATAGAAACTTACATAATAGATCAACTTATCCCCATCACTAAGTTAATTGCAACCGTGGTAGCCATCATTGAATTCAAATCAATCATTGAATCAATTGAATCCGTAACTGGAAAAGATTTGTGGTCAAAGATAAAGACCATTATAGGTAGAAAATCAGAGGACATAACCGATGCGATGACCGATGGAAAAGATAAGTAAGTACGTAAGCTACAAAGAGGTAACGCATAGCAACCAAGCACAAGCTTTGCGCATTGGTAATACTCCAAACGCTGAACAATTGGGCAATCTTAAGTTAGTTTGCACCAACATTTTTGATAAGGTGCGTGAGCATTTCGGAAAGCCTATTGGTATATCATCAGGGTTCAGAAGTATTGAACTTAATACACGCATTGGCGGTAGTAAGTCAAGCCAACATATGCAAGGTAAAGCCCTCGATATCGATGCGGATATTCACGGTGGCATAAATAACAAAGAGATATTTGATTACATCAGAAATAATTGTACATTTGACCAACTTATATGGGAGTTCGGAAGTGAGAATTCACCATCTTGGGTACACGTAAGTTACAATAAAGAAGGGAATAGAGGTCAGATATTACGTGCGGTCAAGAGTGGTGGTAGAACAGTATACCAACCATTCTAAAAATATATGGCAGCTGAAAGTCAAAAGACAAAAATCGCAAGAGAATTGCGAGAGCGTTTTCCTGATACACCAACTTTAACATTGGCGAAGAAGTTAAGCAAAGAACATTTTGAAACTTTCTTGGGAGTAGAAGATGCACGTAGTGTATTGCGTAGAATTGAAGGCAAGAATGGTGTAACGAATCGAAAACAAACAACTGATAAGTCATTGTACAAATCAGAGGAAAGACCACGCAATCCTTTCAAGTTACCCAAGTCGTATGCCAAAGGTCGCAAGCACATTGACATCAAGGGAAAAAAGATTTTAATCCTATCAGATATTCATATTCCATATCACGATATTCAAGCTTTGAATGTTGCAATACAAAGTGGAATAGATGAAGGAGTTGATACAGTTGTATTGAATGGTGACGCACTTGACTGCCATCAATTATCTGATTTTGTTAAGGATCCAAAGAAAAGAAAATTCAAGGAGGAACTTTATGCAATGCGCACTTTCATTTCTGAATTAAGACAAACTTTCCCGAAAGCAGAAATCATTTACAAGGAAGGAAACCACGAAGAACGCTACTGGCGTTTTATGCGTGTGAAAGCACCTGAGTTAGTTGACATTGATGCGTTCGATTTTTCATCTCTTTGCCATCTTGATAAGCACAACGTGAAATGGGTTGAAGGAAAGAACAAGTTAAACGTAGGTGCATTGAGTATCTTTCACGGTCACGAATTTGGTAAGCAATTTATGCCATCAGTTAACGTAGCACGTGGGTTGTTCTTAAAGACAAAAGCAAATGCAATGTGCGGACATCATCACCAAACTGCGGAACACACGGAGCGTGATGTAAATGGAAAGGTGATAACGTGTTGGGGTGTCGCTTGCCTTTCCGAGTTGAGTCCGGATTACAACCCCTATTCAAAATACAACCACGGATTTGCCATAATAACAAGAGGGAATGGAAA